CGCTGATGACACCATCGTGGCAGACGTGCTCGAAACGATTACGATCGGCACTCAACCTGCTAACCAGACCACTTCTTCTGGTGCTGCAACCTTCACTGTTGCTGCAACTGTCGATCAGTCTGGTACTATCACCTATCAGTGGCAGAAGAAGACTGCTGCTGGCACCCGTTATGTAAACGTGTCTGGCGCAACCAGTGCATCTCTCGCACTGACTGGTCAACTCGCTGCTAACGATGGTGACAAGTACCGCGTGAAGATCAACACCTCTAAGGGTGCAGAAGAAGTCGTATCCGACGCCGCTACTCTGACTTTCGGTAGCTAATAACAACTGACAATTTGATATGTACTTTGATGAGTTAAATGAAAAGAATCATTTAATGTTTGCCATCAAGTATTACGAGAACCCTCACTCAGTTACACTTGACGACTTCATGGAAGACATGAAGAAGTTTAAGTACCTGAAACGATTACTAAAAAGGTATATCAAAACGGGGGTTCTTCGTACTAACTTGATCTTGAATCATTTAATTGTTCTCTATAATGTATTTGGTGAAGGAACTCTACCTCTTCTGATGTATAAGTTAGAACGAGAGTATTGGTCCGTCCTTAAAACATTCATCATCTATCTCAATAGATACTCTGACGATGAACCAGGTTCATTGCAATCAGTAGATGTTGATGACGATGTAAAAGCAGTATTAGATACGCTATGATTAACGAAGACGCTCCTACTAATTCTGTTGGCACTGGTGCTGAGACTGCCCTCCCTCCGTCTCATGAACCACCTGGTATCACCAGGCTTACTCGTGCTAAGGTAAAGAAGCGTCGCTATGAGAAGAGCGTGTCTGATATGTTGAAGACAGAAGAGTTACAGGAACATGCTCCTGCTAACTATCTTCCTTTCCGTGTGCAGTATGAAGACTCACAAGACTTCATCCTATACGGTAAGTCAGAAGCACAGGTCAAGATTGAGTTGCGTAAGATGTATAGACCTGAGATGGCGAAGAAATTCAAAGTCAAGAGACTATATCCTGCCCAGGTGATTAAATTCTATTGGGACAAACGACAACAGGCAATGAGTGCTCAGTAGGACCATGGAAAACGATATAAACTCTGCTATTTTAGAAAGACTAGAAAGAGTTGTAGAATCTTTACAAGAGAACTCAGTTAAAATGGGTCAACTTCTAGCAGTACACAACGAAAAACTTAGCAAGCAAGACGAAGTAGATAGAGTCTTGTTTGAGAAGATTGATAGACTGCATTCTGATCTCAACAAAGACACAGATGCAATTAAGAAAGGATGTGAGCGTGACATCAGACTGATTGATGAACGTCTTCGCACCATGGAGAAAAAGATGTGGTCAGTTGCTGGTGCTCTGACTGTGGTATCATTCCTCATTAGTGGACCAGGACAGGCGGTGATCAAGTCCTTGACTTCTGACTCTCAGTCTGTTAGCATTGTCCCAGTGGACTCTCGTATGAATGAGCACAGTCGATCAAGACTATATTCAGAGGGCATCGTACCGCCTGGACAAATTTAAGAAAGTCAAGAACGGACTTTACAACTTCCGCTGCCCTTACTGTGGTGACTCACAGAAGCACAAGAATAAGGCACGCGGATATTTCTTTATGATCAAGCAGCGTATGGTCTACAAGTGTCACAACTGTGGCATCGGTAGAACCTGTGCTAACTTCCTAAAAGAGATTGCACCAGAGGTATACTCTGAGTATCAACTAGAAAAGTATCGCCAAGGTCGCACTGGTAAAGGTAGCACCGTGGAAGAAATTGTACTGCCAGATAGTAAACCACGGTTTACTAACAGAGCACAAGATCTGAAAAAGATATCTGATCTAAATAATGAACACCCAGCGAAACAATATCTCCTCAACCGACAAATCCCAGAAGAACAACTGGGACGGTTTTACTATGCCGATAGGTTCAAGCGATGGGTAAACAGTCAAAAGCATACGTTCGATTCATTACAGAATGATCGACCTAGAATTATTATCCCTCTCATTGGTGAGGACGGTGTTTGGTTTGGAATCCAAGGTCGCTCTATGGATCCAACAAGCACGCTACGATACATCACAGTAATGTTTGAGGACAGACTCAAACTATTTGGACAAGACCATGTAAACTCTGAGGAAACAGTTTATGTCACAGAAGGACCCTTCGACAGTGCTTTCATTACCAATGCTGTTGCTATGTGTGGGAGCGATGTTGACCACAGCACTCTTCCTTATCGAGATCGGGTCTGGGTTTTCGACAACGAACCGCGTAACAGACAAATCGTGCAGCGGATTGACGCTGCCATCAGAAGCAAGGAGAAGGTGGTCATCTGGCCAACGTCCGTAACTTGCAAGGACATCAATGACATGGTATTGCAAGGACTAAATCCTTCTGCTATAATTAAAGACAATACTTTCTCTGGATTAGAGGCACAACTTAAATTTACCGATTGGAAAAAAGTATGACCATCAACGTCGTCAAGCGTAACGGGCACAGCACGCCCCTGAATCTTGAAAAGGTTCATCAAATGGTAGAGCACGCTTGTCGTGATCTTGCAGGTGTTAGTGAATCTCAGGTAGAAATGAATGCTAACCTGCAATTCTTCGACGGTATCGAAACAAAAGATATTCAAGAGATCCTTATCAAGTCTGCAAATGATTTGATCTCTTTGGACGCACCTAACTATCAGTTTGTGGCAGCACGTTTGCTGCTGTTTTCTCTTAGGAAGTCAGTGTACAAGGCGCATCCTGACTCTCACCCCACCCTAAAAACTCAGGTAGACAAGGGTATTGTGCTCGGAGTCTATGACAAGACCCTTGCAGGGGCATACAGCGACGACGAGTGGGCGATCCTGGACTCATACATTGACCATGATCGTGACTATTTGTTCACATATGCTGGCATTCGTCAGGTAGCAGATAAATACCTGGTACAGGATCGGAGTAGCGGCGAGGTATTTGAAACTCCCCAGTTCATGTACATGCTAATTGCTGCAACTCTCTTCCAGAAATATCCAGAGGAGACTCGTCTTGAATACGTCAGACGATACTACGACGCAATCTCAAAGCACCTCATCAACATTCCCACACCTATCATGGGAGGGGTGCGAACTCCACTTCGACAATTTGCTAGCTGTGTTCTTGTTGATGTTGATGACACCCTCGATAGCATCTTTACTTCTGATATGGCTATCGGCAAGTATGTTGCACAGAGGGCGGGCATCGGTATCAACGCGGGCAGAATCCGTGGCATCAACAGTAAAATCAGAGGCGGAGAAGTTCAACACACAGGTGTTGTACCGTTCCTCAAAAAGTTTGAAAGCACTGTCAGATGCTGCACTCAAAATGGCATTAGAGGTGGATCAGCGACTGTCCACTTCCCAATCTGGCACCAAGAAATCGAAGACATCCTAGTATTAAAGAACAATAAGGGAACTGAGGATAATCGTGTTCGCAAACTTGACTACTCTATTCAACTGAGTAAACTGTTCTACGAACGCTTTATTAGAAATGAGACTATCACTCTTTTCAGTCCTCACGATGTGCCTGGTCTATACGATTCTTTTGGGACTCCCGATTTTGATAATCTTTACACCAAGTACGAAGCAGACACCAGCATCCCGAGTAGGACCATACCTGCACAGGAACTGATCCTGAATCTGTTGAAGGAGCGTGCTGAAACTGGTCGTGTTTATCTGATGAACATCGATCACTGTAATGATCACTCTTCCTTCAAGGACAAGGTGAACATGTCTAACCTGTGTCAAGAGATCACTCTGCCTACTGATCCTATCAATCATATTGATGAGGACGCTGGTGAGATTGCTCTCTGTATTCTGTCTGCTGTCAACGTTGGTAAGATCAGAAAGATTGATGACCTGGAAAACATTTGTGACCTGGCAGTACGTGGTCTTGAAGAACTGATTGACTATCAGGAATACCCTGTTGCTGCTGCACGTCGTAGCACACTGGCACGTCGTTCATTGGGTATTGGTTTCATCGGTCTGGCACACTACCTTGCTAAGAATGGTGTCAACTATGCTGACACTGAGGCACATCAACTGGTTCATGACCTCACTGAGGCGTTCCAGTATTACCTCTTGAAGGCATCTAACACCCTTGCTAAGGAACGTGGTGCATGTGCTGGATTTTCTGGTACAAAGTATTCGGATGGAATTCTTCCCATCGATACATATAAGAAGGAGGTCGATGAAATTGTCAGCAACGAATTGAAATATGATTGGACATCTCTTAGGCATTCTATCGCCACCCACGGTCTACGGCACTCAACACTGTCCGCACAAATGCCTTCGGAGAGCAGTTCCGTTGTGTCTAATGCAACCAATGGAATCGAACCACCTCGCGACTACCTGTCCATTAAGAAAAGCAAGAAAGGTCCCCTAAAACAAATCGTACCGCAGTACAACTCCCTGAGGGCGAACTATACCTTGCTTTGGGACATGCCAAACAACGACGGATACATTAAGATTGTTGCTGTTATGCAGAAGTTCTTTGACCAAGCGATTAGTGGTAACTGGTCGTACAATCCAGAGAACTATCCTAACAATGAGATCCCTGTATCAGTTATGGCAAATGATCTTCTGACTACTTACAAGTACGGATGGAAGACATCTTATTATCAGAACACATACGACATTAAAAAGGACGAAGAAACTTCTTCAACTGAGATGCTAGACAATCTTATCAATGACATCATGAGTGGTAATGAGGCAGAGTGTGATGCCTGCAACGTCTAGATTAGAGAAAGCAGTCGCCAGATCTAGGCGTACTGTTACAGTAGAATTAAGCAAAGCACTCCAAGAGGACTTCGAGTCCTTCATGGAGTGTTGTGAATCGTTAGAAGTAAAACCAAGAATCAATTCGTTTCTATATTATGTCGGCAACTACGGAACCTACGAGGCAGAAAATGGGAGTAACAGTCTTCAACAGCAAGAAGGTCAACGCTAATAAACAACCGATGTTCTTCGGTGCCCCATTGGGGATGCAGCAGTATGTCAACTTCAAGTATCCTGACTTTGACAAACTCACTCAAACACAACTAGGATACTTTTGGAGACCCGAAGAAGTCTCCCTACAAAAAGACCGTGCTGATTACAAGACTCTTAACGAGCAGCAGAAGCACATCTATACTTCTAACTTGAAGTATCAAATTCTGCTAGATAGTGTACAGGGTAGAGGACCTGGTATGGCATTCTCTCCCTTCTGCTCACTCCCAGAACTCGAAGGTGCAATGGGTGTGTGGCAATTCATGGAACAGATCCACTCTCGTTCCTATACTCATATCATCAAGAACGTATACCCTGACCCTAACACTGTACTGGATACTGTTCTAGAAGATGACAAGATCTTGAACCGTGCCAAGTCTGTTACCAAGGCATACGATGAGTTCCTAGATGCCGTAGGATCTTATGCTGATGGTAACTTGTGGAAGGAAGACTGGAAAGATTCACCTACTGCTGACTGGACACTCAAAGATCTGAAACGTAAACTTTACCTCGCTGTTGCTAATGTCAACATTCTCGAAGGTATCCGATTCTATGTGTCGTTCGCTTGCTCGTTTGCGTTTGGTGAACTCAAACTTATGGAAGGATCCGCGAAGATTATCTCTCTTATCGCACGAGACGAAAGTCAACATCTTGCACTTACTCAAAAGATAATGTACAAGTGGAAGAATGGTGACGATCCTGTCATGCAAGAGATCCACGAAGAAGAAAAAGAGAACGTCAAAGCGATGTTCGCAGAAGCAGTTGCCGAAGAGAAGGAGTGGGCACACTACCTCTTCTCTCAGGGCAGCATGATTGGTTTGAATGAAAGACTTCTGAGTCAGTATGTAGAATGGGTTGCTAACCGTCGCATGAAAGCGATTGGTCTTCAACCAATGTTTGATATTCCCGCAAGTAACAATCCATTACCCTGGACCGAACACTGGTTAAATAGTAAAGGTCAACAGAACGCACCTCAGGAAACTGAGATCGAGTCCTATGTAGTCGGAGGGATTAAACAGGATGTGGATTCAACGTCTTTTGCGGGTTTTCAGCTTTAATCTGTTACCCCATGTCGAAGAAAAAATGGAAGATCAATGGTCGCCGTCGTCTTCGGACGACGGAGGAGAAGTTGATTGGCTCTCTGAAAGACCCGAAAACTGGTATCAGGGACCACTTGACTTATCTTACTCGTTTGAAGAAGGAGTTGAAGAACTACAAACCTTATAGAAAAGGGAAGAGAAAGTAAAAACTGTTCTTTTTGATACATTCGAGTTGCATAAATAATAATGTCATGTTAGTATGACATTACGTTCATCCAATGATCAGCACACTGCTGGCATTAACCCTTGCCCATCATGATCCGTCACCCTATGGGTGGCATATGAGTTGTGAAAGGTTCCTACAATTAAGAGTTGAAACTATGTTGAGAGACGACATCGATCAACGATCGAAGTATAGTCTCATCAATTATTTCAAGTCGAAAGTAGACGGGGAGTGTAGTGGTATGTTAATCTAGGACGCAAGTAGATCGCGGAACGGAGCGTTCATCCCATGTTTGAGTTACTACTCTATTCCAATATATCTTGTAGTGGTGCTATCGATATCATCGATCGTATCAATCTACATGAACACATGGATGCAGCGGTCAAGGCAGAACTGATTGAAGTAGTTCAAGAAGCAACGCCTGACTGTCCATGGGACGCAAACGATTGAAGGAACGGAACACGGATCCCCGAAAGGGTTAAGGTGCAAAATCCATTCATTCAGGAGTTAAAAATGACTACTATCACCTATCGCGGCGTCAAGTATGACGCAGAGCAGTATAAAGCAAAGGTTCTTCAAGAACAGCAGCAGGTTAACCGCTTTAACATGATGTATCGTGGACTTAAAGTGGACCGCACTATCGTCAAGGAGAAAGTCTGATGCTAGTAACCACCGAGATTTGTCTTGGCATGGTTGTAGTTCTTTCTTTACTCTACGGTGAGATTGTGTTACTTCATAAGAAGGGGTGACATGCGATGAAGATCAAGATCAGTTTTGATTATGATCTTCCAACGTACGACCCGATAAAACACGATCCAGATAGAACATATGCGTTCTTGACTTACCGAGGAGTTTCGTATGCCAAGTGGGTTAATTTGAAACCTTTTAAGGGCATACCTAGTTGGAAAATTACTGCTTGACAAACGAATAGACAGGACCCTCAGGGGTCCTTTTCTATTACATATAAATCATTATGTTCCTATGGAGGGAAACAAATGCAAATCTTTCTTGACAGTAGCGACATCGCTGAAATCTCGAAAGCGGTAGACACAGGACTGATTGATGGTGTTACCACCAATCCATCTCTCATGTTGAAAGCAGGTGAAGATCCAAGGGAAGTTTTGATGCAGATCTGCGAAATGTTTTCGTGGGACTCCTCAGTATCTGCTGAGGTTTCTGGCGAGACATGCGAAGACATGCTAGAAATGGCGGATGACTATATCCAAATCAATCCCAACATCACTATCAAAGTGCCATGTACAGTCGAAGGACTGAAAGCATGTAAGGCACTAGCAGAGGATGAGATCCCCGTTAATGTAACACTAATCTTCTCAGTTGCTCAGGCAATCCTTGCTGCAAAAGCAGGTGCCACATATGTCTCACCATTCGTTGGTAGATGTAACGACAATTCATTCAGTGGTGTAGAATTGATTCGTGCCATCGCACAAACCTATGCCGTGCATGGTATCGAGACTAAGATTCTTGCAGCAAGTCTGCGAGATGTACATCACGTATCCAGATGCTACATGTATGGTGCCAAGGTAGTCACCATGCCACCAAAAGTATTCTGGAAAATGTATGACCACGTATTGACTCGTGAGGGTCTTGCTAAGTTCAATGAGGACTGGGCAGAGGTCTTGAACATTATGAAACAAAATGAAATTGAGATTACTGATTTAGCATGAGCAACGAACCTATTACAGTTGAAGATTACAAAGTTGTAGCAGACGAGTTCTTCTCGAAGTATAACTTCGTGGTAGAACGTCTTGGACCTGGACCGACTAAGGCAGAAGACGTGCTGAAAGTAATGGAAGCAATGACTGGTGCCGTAATGAAGGAAAGGATCAAAAACAAAATTGGACCCTTTGGTTTTAATAAACAGAATGAACTATCAAAAAGTGAAAGCGATTGCCCACAACCTGAAACTGTTAGCGCAGAGTCTTGAAGATGCAATCAAAGAGGATGTAGATGCGTACAAACCTCCCACAGAATCTAATCGTTTCGGTTATAGATATGATGACGATGATGATGGGTACGCAGATTGAAACCTCAAAGCGCCAAAGCAAAAGGACGTAACTTCCAGAAGTGGGTCCGTGACATGTTGATCGAACACCGAGGCATCCATCCTGAGGATATTGAATCCAGATCGATGGGTGCTGGTGGTGAGGATCTGATCATGGCACGAGACGCACGGAGGAAGTTTCCTTTTAGTGTAGAATGTAAGAATGTAGAACGACTAAATGTCTGGGATGCTTATGAACAAGCACAGGCAAACTCAGGAGACCATGAACCTATTCTATTCATGAAGAAGAATAGAAAGAAACCCCTTGTCGTTGTTGATGCCGAATGGTTTATTAAACATGTTCACAATTCCGATTGAATCTTTTAAGGTCCCTGACTGGGACTACTGGAAACCTATCATCATGAACCAGTGTGATGAACACAGTCCCCAAGCACATATAACTGGTGGACGTGTCAATACACACGAGATGGACACTGACTATCATGATCTAGTCAGTAACAAGTCCATGCCAAAGTATTACTATACTGTTCTGGACGCCCTGGAACCTATCCTAGATGAGATGCAGCGGGACTATCCTCTGGACATCAGGAACATCGTTGCTATGTGGCATCAGACTACAAAGAATGGACAGTTCCATGGAGTACACAACCATGGTCCTGTTGGCATCACTGCTGTACTGTATGTGGACTTCAAACCTGAGATCCACAAGGCAACTACATTCTTCGCACCCTTCCACAACTACATCAATGGTGAGGTGGTGGACTACATGCCTGATGTAGAGGAGGGAGATTGTGTATTTTTCCCATCGTACCTGCCACACATGCAGGAACCCAACTTCACTGATGTGTCAAGGACTATCATCTCATTCAACGTCATGGGCAAGGAGATGACACCTCACAAGGTGGACCCAAGACCTTGACGAACGACCTTCAATGCATATATAATATCAGGAGAGTTCTTCAACCAACAATGGACCAGTTCCTTGACAATGATGACTTCGAGATGCTTGACATCTTGATCGACGAACTACACGATCTGGTAGAAGATGGTAATGTGCATGAAGCAATTAACTTGAATACTCGTATCCAAAATACTTATGAACTATCGTGACAGATACGTCACTGTTGACTTAGATGATGAGGAGTTTAATGCAATCTCTACATTCCTTGCACAACAGAAGAACTTTGAACAGACTGAAATCGAAGGGGTCAGAACATGCGACGTATGTTTCGTCGATGATTCAGACCTCAATGAAGTCGTGCGCCAATGGGTAACCAAGGTAAACGAAGCAGCATTATGGGATTTCAACATCGATTATCTAGAACCCCTGCAACTCACCAGGTACAAAGAAGGAGACAAGTATGACTGGCATCAAGATGAATCGGAATGGCACAAAGACAAGAGAGAAGAAGGTAGGATTCGTAAGATCTCATTCACTCTATTGTTAAACGATGATTACGAGGGCGGAGAGTTCTCACTAATCAATCAAACCATTCCATTGAAAGCAGGACAAATGATTTTCTTTCACTCAGATGATTATCACGCAGTAGCACCAGTCAAGTCTGGTGAACGCCTCTCACTCGTAGGTTGGATACAAGGACAACCCTGGTCTTAATTTCTCATGGGACAGTAGCTCAGTGGAATAGAGCAACTGCCTTCTAAGCAGTCGGTCGTAGGTTCGAGTCCTACCTGTCTCGTTTGGGAGATTAACTCAGCGGTAGAGTGGTTCCCTTACAAGGAATAAGTCACTGGTTCGATCCCAGTATCTCCCATCGGACATCAGTCCGAGACCACAGTAGAATAGGAGGCGATCATGACGATCCAATCTAAGTTTGCATCCAGTTTGCAAATTCTTCGGGACGCTGCTAACGGAGATGTTTCTCTCGATCAGTACCCAGGTTTATTCAATCAGGTCTTTCGCTTTTATGAAAATAAAGGAGTTCGATTCTGGGGTGTAGACTTTGAAGAAGATTATGCCTACCTTATTGATCACCTCATCGCGGACAACGTGCTTGCATAATGAAGTTAAACCCTGACCCAATACTTTACGATGGTCGTATTGCAACTCCCCGTACTGATTTCATCTATACTGAATTCATAGACGAAGGAGTAACAGACGGCATCCTAGATTTCTACAATACTCAAACCATTTTTGAGAAGTGGCCAGGGGAAACTATCGCTGATGACGGAGGTGGTTTAGTTGACCCTAGCATCAAGGATTCTATGGACAATCCTGTCTTCATTGGAATCACTGACACTAGGGTTCGCGACTTCACGGGGGAAGTCAATCGAGTTATGAATAATTATGTGGACAAGTTCCCCCTGTGTGCTAAAACAAACGGTTGGAAGATGGAAGAATTTTTCAACCTTCAATACTATAAACCTGGTGGCGGATACCACATGTGGCACTGCGAACGTCAATCTAGTTCTCGATCCAACACATATAGACATATGGTTTGGATGACTTTCCTTAACGACGTTCCTGACGGTGGCACAGAGTGGTTCCACCAGGACCTATACATCCCCGCCCAGAAGGGACTGACTGTAATCTGGCCAGCGGACTGGACCTTCCACCATAAGGGTCGCAAATCAGAGACATCAGATAAAACTATCGCAACGGGGTGGTATCATTTCGTTTAACCTGCTATACTAATGCCAAGGTTATCCCACCTATACATGAAACCCATAGTTCTACTAGAACGTTTCCCCTATCGATACGTTGAGTCTGGCATCCTAGACAACGGCACGCCTGACTATCGTATCCAGAAGATCGACTCGCTTACTAACAAGTATCGAGACATGTACCTCTGTGACAATGCCATGCAACTGGACATTGCTATGGAGGACTTTGAGTATACCAAGTGGTTAGATCCTGCTGGTGTACCCTGCTACACAAAAGACCGAGTTAAGAACCCACGCGATACTGATTGATGAAAGTATTTGTTTCAGAATGGAAACCCGAATTGAAAGAGGTCTTCACTGAACAGCAACTACAAGTGCTCGACGACCTCCTGATGTATGCACAGTATCAGTTTGACATCCCATACTGTGATAGTGTATACGAGTCCAACGCAGAGAACCTCCAAGAGGTTCATCAACTATTGAAAGATTCACGCTACGAAACTATCTCATGAAAAAAGAATTTACTGCTGCTACTGATGCTGTTTGTGCCGCTTTCAAGACAGCACTTGACTCCAACATGGACCAGAGTACACTAGGTGAGGTGTGGAGGCACTATCAAGGTCTCCGTTCTATCACCGACAGCATCCCTGCTGACAATCCACTCGATGGTATTCAACTCCAACAAGACTTCGGCACTGCTACTGTCGGGAATGCACCCCTTGGTTTGGAATTCTATGAGAATGGTGCTGTCGCAGCAGGTTCCGTAGATCTCACGACTGGTGGTCAGGATGTCATCACGTTTAGTTGACAGAATGTAAAGATTTGCTATATAATAGTAACAGTTCTTTACATAAAACTATGACCGTCACCACGAACGAGTACGGACAAACTAACATCTTCGCCAAAGAACCCCAGATGGTTGTCCAAGAGTACAACCGCAAGGGTCTTAATTCACCTCAGCAATACGCTGAGATTTACAACGGACGCTGGGCGATGATGGGAGTCATCTCTGGTTTCCTCTCATACGCCATCACTGGTAAATTTTTCTTTGGTATTTTTTAAGGAGTTACTATTATGTTTAACGAAAAAGCAGAACTTTTGAACGGTAGAGTTGCTATGCTCGGTTTCATTATCGCAGTCGGCACCTACATCACAACTGGACAGATCCTTCCTGGTGTCTGGTAATGTGGTTACTTGCCACAGTAGCAATTTGTCTAACAACATTTGCAGGTGCAGCAATGTTAACACAATCAGGAGACGAGTCTAAATAAAAACGATTCGCCGCAGAAGAGATGGATAGGTATAAGTTGGAGTGCTTTTATGAGGGTAAGTGGATCAATCTGAAACACTACACAAATCTTTCCAAGCACAAAGCAAACTTCTATCTCCATCTCTGTTCCTGTATGAAACATGATCAACAATTTAGGTGTGTCCCACTATGAATGAAGATTGGAGATACCACCCAGAGCGTCTCGAAGAGAGGCGCTTTTGTTTGGGTGCCCTTGTACATCACAAAGTTCCTATTGATCGCAGAGCGTATGATTTCTGCCACTACTACACCTCATCAGGTGCTTGCACAGGTCTTATGGAACGGTACACACAGTTTGAACCTGGCATCTTCGACCAGGTTAAGGACGCTTACGACTCTTACTGCTATGAGCAGGGTCTGACGAGTCCAGAATCAGAACTGACCCCCATGAAAGGGGTTGACAAAGTTGGTTAAAGCCTATATATTTGTACGGTGTTTACGAAAGTTCACATTTTAGACGCCTTACCGAGACTAAACAGCGTCATTAAATAACAGTCTCTCATACCTCGTCTTAGGGTGGCGAGGAATAGTAACTCCACCATTTCCCTGATGGTCTTACTTATTTCTTATTCAAAATGGCAAGTTCAACTCTCACTCAACGCGGTGGGATTTCTAATTGGGAATCCTTCTGCGAATGGGTCACCTCTACCAACAACCGTCTGTATGTCGGTTGGTTTGGCGTCCTGATGATCCCCACGCTGCTCGCAGCAACCATCTGTTTCATCACCGCCTTCGTCGCTGCTCCTCCTGTGGACATCGACGGAATCCGTGAACCTGTTGCAGGTTCTCTCATGTATGGCAACAACATCATCTCTGGTGCAGTTGTCCCTTCGTCTAATGCTATCGGTCTTCACTTCTATCCCATCTGGGAAGCAGCAACTCTCGATGAGTGGTTGTACAACGGTGGTCCTTACCAACTCGTTGTGTTCCACTTCCTGATTGGTGTCTTCTGTTACATGGGTCGTGAATGGGAACTCTCCTATCGTCTCGGTATGCGTCCTTGGATCTGTGTTGCTTACAGCGCACCCGTTGCTGCTGCTAGCGCCGTGTTCCTCGTTTATCCTTTCGGTCAAGGTTCTTTCTCTGATGGTATGCCTCTTGGTATCTCTGGTACTTTTAACTACATGCTTGTATTCCAAGCAGAACACAATATCCTTATGCACCCGTTCCACATGCTCGGTGTTGCTGGGGTATTCGGTGGATCTCTTTTCTCTGCTATGCATGGAAGTCTCGTTACTTCTTCGCTGGTTCGTGAGACTACCGAAACTGAGTCGCAGAACTATGGTTATAAGTTTGGTCAAGAAGAAGAGACATATAACATCGTCGCTGCTCATGGTTACTTCGGGCGTCTGATCTTCCAGTACGCTTCGTTCAACAACTCCCGCTCGCTGCACTTCTTCCTCGCAGCATGGCCTGTCGTTGGCATCTGGTTTACTGCACTGGGTGTGTCCACCATGGCGTTCAACCTGAACGGTTTCAACTTCAACCAGTCTATCCTTGATAGTTCTGGTAAGGTTCTGCCTACCTGGGCAGACGTGCTGAACCGTGCTGGTCTGGGTATGGAAGTTATGCATGAGCGTAACGCTCACAACTTCCCTCTCGACCTCGCCGCTGCTGAGTCCACTCCTGTGGCACTCACCGCACCTGCTATCGGTTGATACTAGGTTACATACAACTTGATAGGACCCTACGGGGTCCTATTTTTTTTCCTAATTATGTAAAGTTTTATGATTGAACTCCTAACTTACTACGTCATTGTCTCCGTCGTCTTCATCGGAGCACCTGGTGTATTCTTCTTCATTGTTTTCATGCCTGCCCTACAAAATACTAAGGGGCGCATGGTCGGTTACAAAGATCATAAAACCTATGGTGATTCGTCCATTTACGAGAACACACCAAGTGATAACACAACATACACCTTACAAACTCGCTGAGATCATACGTGATACTTGGCCACAACTGTACTACTTAAAGGATAGAAAAGATGGTCGCTTCAACACTACAACAACCAACAAGGGGGTGGTTCGATGTCCTTGATGACTGGCTTAAACGAGATCGCTTTGTCTTTGTGGGTTGGTCTGGACTACTTCTTTTTCCCACTGCTTATCTTGCGATTGGTGGGTGGCTTACTGGCACAACGTTTGCTACGTCATGGTATACCCACGGGTTGGCGTCTTCCTACCTTGAAGGTGCTAATTTTCTTACAGCGGCAGTGTCAACTCCTGCTGACGCTATGGGTCATTCTCTTCTTCTACTTTGGGGTCCTGAGTCTCAGGGAGATTTCGTCCGCTGGGTCCAACTTGGGGGACTCTGGGCTTTTGTGGCGCTCCACGGATGCTTTGCCCTTATAGGTTTCATGCTCCGCCAGTTTGAACTGGCACGTCTCATTGGTATTCGTCCCTACAATGCTATTGCGTTCTCTGGTCCTATCGCTGTTTTTGTTAGCGTCTTTCTCATCTACCCTCTGGGTCAATCGAGTTGGTTTTTCGCTCCATCTTTTGGGGTCGCAGCAATC